GGCTTGATCGTGCCGTCCTTGATGTCGGTGGTCGTGACAGCCCCGGCCGCGATCTTGGTGGAGTCGATCGCGCTGGCTGCGATCTTGCCAGTTGTCACGGTGAGGTTCTGGAGGTCCGCGCCTTTGACCTGCCCGTCCACGATCCCCGACGACGCGATCACCCCGACGAACTTCGCAGTGTCGGCCACCGTGAACCCGGCGAGGTCTACCGGCTTGACCTGCCCCGTTGCTATCGCCGTGCTCGTGATCGACCCGGTCCCGAACTTCAACGAGTCCGCCGCCACAAACGCCGCGATCTTCGCCGAAGTCACGTTCAGGTTCTTGATCGCCGCCGTTCGCACCGCGTCGTTGGCGATCTCCAGATTCCCCACGCCACCCGAGACGATCATCGATGAGTCTACGCTGTTCGCCTGCGCCTCGTTGACGTATCTCGCGTCCGCCTGCGTTGAGTTGAGTGAGAGCAGCGGCTTGCTGCCAAGCGAGTCAGCGTTCACCACCAACATCCCGCCGGGCAGCACCCCGACGCCGGTGATGTCGCCGCCCGAGTTTGCGTCCGCCTTCCAGTACAGGTCCCCGTCACCCGAGTACGCCAGCACCTCGTCTATCGACGGCGAGTCGTCGGCCTTGATCTTCGAGTACGGGATGGATGCCGCCGCGATCTTTGCGGAGTCGCCCAAGGCGCCGACCGCCAGCGACGTGTCGTCCACCGCCCCCTTGCCAATCATGGCACCGCTGATATAGGCGTTCTCGTAGATGAGCGTGTCGACTCCCGGCCAGATCCTCCAGATGTCAAACCGACCGCTCCGGATCTTCTGCCCGTTCCTCATCGCCGTCGCGGCGTAGCAGGAGCAGCCGGCAGAAGGAACGAAGTCGATCTGGTTCACCTCGCGCGCGGTGTCCGCTCCGACGACGTAGGCTCGGTAGTCAGCCGCGATCGTGATGTGTCCCTCGGCGTCGCGGAAGCGCCACTCTTCTCGAACCGGAGCCGCAGACTGGTCCTGCCAGTCCGTCCCCGCCGTGACGTAGGTCACCAGAGACAGAAGCAGAACCAAGATCGCCCATCGCTTCATATGTCCCCCATCCTGCCACCTGGAGCAGCCCGGCCCGGACCCGTCTCGATCCACTCTGCTACGCCGTCTTCGCTACGCCCGGCCAGAGGATATTGCTTCGCCTTCGCGTAGAGGGACGCTCGCCCCTCTTTCCAGACCAGAGAGAAGGAGCCTCCCTTCTCCGTGAGCACGGAAGCCAGCAGCGCGTCCGTGAGCGCGTCGTGGATCGTCACCGTGATTCCAGACCCGTCGCCGGAGAACCCGGACACCGTGCCGGCCACGACGAACATGACTAGATCTCCGTGATGGTCAGCGTCTCAGCGGCCGCGGTCGGCGTGATCCCGAACCCGATGGCCAGCGTGGCAGGATCGGTCAGGGCGCCGAAGTAGAGGAGCTCGTCCGACCCGCCGATGGCGGACAGGCCGATGCCCCAGTAGGTCGCGTCGCAAGGGGCGCCAGTGCAGAGGGGCCAGGACACCGCGGAGGTGTTCTTGCTCAACCCGCCGTCGACGGTCCACCCGCTCGCGCCCGAGGCTCGGTGCACGAGCACGCGGGCGTAGCCGGTGTACGCGACCTCGTTCGTGTCCTGAGTCCCGCCCACGCCGGGTGAGTCCGTGTGCAGCGAGAGGTAGATCTCGGTGGCGGGCGTGGTGACCGTGTTGTCGGCGATCTTCGCGAAGTCCGTCGCGTTGAAGAGCAGCAACGAGAGGGCGTTCTTCAGGAGCGTGGTCTTGGGCATGATCGAATCTCCTTTCGAGGTCCTGGTTGGTCAGGTCGTGCCGTCCTTGGGAGCGTAGACGATGCCGTGGTCGCCGTCGACTGGCGTGCGATGATGATCCGTCCCTTCGAGAAAACGAGGCGGGATCTGATAAGGGAACGCCGCGCAGGTAGGTTCGTTGGGAACCTTGTGGACGCAGGTAACGCAGATCGTCGCCCATCCCAAGTCATCGGGATTCGCCACGAACCTGTCGAGTCGATCAGCCACCCTTGGCCTCCTTGGCGGCCTTGGCCGCTTCTTTCGCGGCCTTCTCCGCCGCGGCCTTGAGCGCGGCCTTCTGTGCAGCCTTCTCAGCAGCGAGCTTGGCAGCAGATTCCGCGGCAGCCTTCTCCGCAGCAGCCTTGGCCGCGGCTTCGGCCGCCTGTCTTGCCGCGGCCTCTTCAGCCGCCTTCGCCACCTGCTTCGCCAGCGCCTCTTCCGCCGTCTTCCTTGCCATGGCTTGGGCCGCCACTTCGGCAGCCTCCCGCGCGGCGGCTTCGGCGATGGCTTGCTTGGCCTCCGTCTCTATGACATCCTGCGCCAGCTTGGCAGCGGCCTCTTCGGCGGTGACCGTGGCCGGCGCGACCTCTGGCGCCTTGAAGATCGACTCGATCAGCTTGTCCGCGACGCTCGGCTCCGGCTTGCTCACCGCCTCCGCCTCTGACTTCAGCTTCTCCAGGTCTCCCGTCAGGAGCGGGATGGTGGTACAGGCGCAATTGCTTGACACTATGCCATCAATGAGATATACTGATGATATAGTCTGGAGGTCAAAGACATGAGTATGAACCGTTTCGACGTTGACACTGACGATCTGATCCGTGCCTATGAGGCCGGGGAACCTGTCGCGCAAATCTGTTCCCGGTTCGGCATCGGCCTTGGAACCCTCTATAACAGGATCCGTAAACGAAAACTCGCTCTTCATGGCGGACAAGGCGCTTGGCGCAAGATCGTTCTCGACGACGCGGCTATCGTTCGTGCTTATCAATTTGGGGATTCCATGACTGAGATCGGGCGACGATACGGGGTCAGTAAGATGCCGATCGTCACGCGGCTCCGGAAACTCGGGATCTCCAGGCGCAGCAGAAGCGAGTCCAAAAGACTCAGCATGTCGAAGCTCAGCCAAGAGCAACGCGCCGCGCTCACGAAGAGCGCCAACATCGCCACCAAAGGCCGACGGGTCGATTTCGAGCAACGGTGCCGCGCTGCTGCCGGAGTTGAGCGTCTTCGACAACTGAACCAAGCTGAGTCCGATCTCTTGATGATGCTCCAGGCCGCCGGCCTGGACTGCATCCCACAGAAAGCCGTTGGTCCGTACAACATCGACGTAGCCGTCAACGAACCCGCCATCGCCGTGGAGATCTTCGGCGGAAACTTTCACAGCTTCGGTCCCACTCGCGCCGGATTTGACGACCGCTGCAAATACCTCAGCGATGCCGGATGGTTGCTCGTTATCATCACCCTCGTGAAAAGTAAGTCCGTCGAGCCCGGAGCTGCACAGTACGTGGTCACCCTCGCGGAGAGAATGCGCAAAGGCGAATCCGTCCGGGGTGAGAAGCATGTGGTGCGGAGTGACGGACAGCCGGCGTCCGCTGCGCAGGTGAAGATGTACCACCGGTCCTTCGTAGGCTCCGCGTAGCAGCATCGAGACGCCCCGAGCCGAGACCTTCGAGTCGCCGAGGATAGAACTCGGGTGAACGGGGATCATGAACTCGATCTGATCCAGCGTGTACGGGTTGTTCGCCTCCAGGTCGATGCACTCCGGGCAGACGTTCGGCAGGCCGGAGGTCATCAGCTCGGCCTTGACCTTCACCCCGGCGGCGCCGGCGTGGCGGTACTCGGCGATGGTCGCGACGTGGTGTGCCCGCGCCGTCTCCGTCCGGGCGATCATGAGAGCCCGCGAGCGCCCGATCTTGTCGACCTTGTTCGTGACGTCCTTCATGAGCTGGCGGGCGATGTCCCGCGGGCCGCGCCCCTCCGCCATGCCCCGCGCCAGTCCACTCGTCAGACCCTCGGTGATCGAGCGACGCACCGCGGCCTCCGTGACCTTCGTGACCGTCTTGAGGTCTTCGTAGGTCCGCGAGTAGATCAACCCGACCCGGTCGACGTGGAACGGCTGCTGCATGTAGATCGACATCGGCCCGGTCTGCATCTTCGCCGGCCCGAAGCCGGCCTTGCCCAGCTCGTAGCGCCCGTCCTTGATGCCCTTCTCGTAGGACTCGCGGAGCCCTCGCTGGTAGTAGGAGTCCACGTAGACGCCCGACCAGGCCGGCGTGACGGCGGAGACGTGCGTCTCGGCCTTGTGGGTGATGTCGAGGATCCCGGCCGCGTGCTGCCCCTGGAGCCATCCCATGAAGCTGTCGACCTTCTCGCGCGTCGTCTCGAAGCGGTAGGCTCCGACTGGCACCGGCCCCTCGCTCAGCACCGTCGGCGCCTTGCCGCGCACCGCGTCGGCGATCCCGAAGCAGTCGTTGGTCACGATCGACGTGGCGATGTCGGCGTTGAGCTGGTTGAAGCGGCGGTTGAACTCGCGGGCCAGGCGCGACTGAAGCCCGCGGATGCCCATCGGGTCGATCCTGCGGGCGTTGTTCAGCCGGACTGCCGGCCGACGCCTAGCCTGTCCGATCACGTCCTGGTCCGAACGAGCGAGGAGGCTCGGCTCTTGAGCCCGGCAGCTTGGTGAGCTTCAACCTGTCTGCGACGCCGACGTCGCCGATCTCAGGAGCGACGACGACCTCCGGCTCCATCTCGGCCTCGGCCTCCTTCGCGTCGGCCTCTTCCTTCGCGAGCTCCGCGTCCTGCACTTCCAGGGCCGCCTCGATCTCGTCGACCTCGTCGTCGGTCATGTCGAGGAACTTCCGCAGGAAGATCTCCGGAGGCACGATGCCGTCGGCCCCGCTGGCCCCGGAGTAGACCGCGATGGTCTCGGCCTTGAGCTTGCCGACCTCCGCCCCCTCCTTCTTGCCCTGGATCGCGAGCGACGGCCAGCGAACCTCGTAGCACTCGATCGGAGCCGGGAGCACGCCGAGGTCGACCAGGCGATCAACGAACGGACGGAGAATGCGCGGCTCGCAGTGCTCCTGCCGGCGCTCGTCGACCAGGGCGTTCCACGACTCGGAGTCCTGACTCGACGCCAGCTCCCCGCGCTCGGAGCCGAGGAGGATGCGCTTCGGGATGCCGGTTGTCGCGGCGATCAGGTCGAGGATCGCCTCTACGTTCGGCCGCGGGTCCGCGAGCTGCTGCGCCAACGCCTCGACCTTCACCCCGGTGGTCCGCAGGTATCGCTTGAAGTCGTGCATGTACTCTTCGATCTCGTCCTGCAGCCCGGCGAGGTCCTGCGTCCCACCGGCGGCGTCCTCCATCGCGGCGAAGTTGTAGCCCGGGAAGGCGCCGCGCCAGAACATCTCGCCTGAGCCGCCGACGACCTTCTCCAGGTCCTCCAGCCGGTTGAGCACCGGCTCGATCCGGCTCTGCCCCTCGACGTCCGACTCCAGAACGTCCTCCGCGACGTGGATCACGCGGGAGTGGTGGACTCGCGACGAGCTCTTGGCGGTGCCGATCTGGAAGTTGAGGTTGTAGAACTCCGGCAGGCCGCACCGCGGGTTCTTGGTGTCGAGCTGGTACTCCTGGATCGCCGCGTTCGGCTCGCTGAAGACCTGGAGGTAGAGCAGGCTCTTCGCCGCGGTCACGGGGGTCTCGAACGATCCGCCGTCGTCCAGGCCGAGCAGGAGGACCGCGTAGGCGCCGATGGAGGCGAGGCGGTCGACGCGGCTGAAGTACGAGAAGGGCTGCCGATCCTTGACGAGCGCCGCCCACGCCTTCTCGAACTGGGTCTCCTCGTCGGTCGACTCCACCAGCTCGCACCGCTTCCGCCAGCAGGCGCGTACCGGTTTGTCGATGATCGGACGGGCGATGTCACCCCGGCGATAGCGCGCGTAGAAGTCGTTGTAGGTGGGTGTGAGCTTGTAGCCGAGGGCGTCGTAGAGCTTGCGCCGGTCCCCGTAGCTCTTGCCGAGGTAGGCCGCGACGCTCGCCCTGGACACGGCCTCGCTGAGGACCTGGTAGCGACGCTGGAGGGACTCGAGGGTTGGAGTCGAGGCTTCGGCAGGACGTCCTCCCCCGTTTCCCCCGGCTTCGGACTTGAGCTTTGGCATGGACGGTTCCTCCCCGCGCCGGCCGGCGCTCGCCACAGACCCTATTCCGCCCAGCAGACGGGCGCAAGGACGGCGATCAGCCGACCCACGACCAGATTCATCGGCCCCAGGCTCCTACGCGCTTGGCCGTAGTGAGAAGGAAAAAACCACCACTGGAACTATCGACTTGATCCGACCGCGTCGCGGGCGTCCCGTCGTAGTCCACGCACTCGCGGATGTACGCCTCGTTCCAAGGGCCGCGCACCAGCAGGAAGTTCCCCGCCTCGACCTGCGAGCGCATCGGCTTCGACCGGACGTGCTTCGGGTCGTGGACGAAGTTGATCTTCACGTTGTAGCCGGCGAGCAGGCGGGCCTGCATCTTCGCCTCGACGACGCCGGCCTGCCCCGGGTCGCCCTCGATCCCGACCGTGACGTCGCGGCCGTCCTGGGAGGCGGTGGCGCTGATCGCCCTCTCCACGCCGAGCGGGCTCCACTGGCCCCGCGCCATGTCCATGAGGTAGAAGCGCCCGTCCGGGCACTTGCGCACCCTGGCCCCGGCGGTGAAGGACGCCCCTCGGACCTCGACGCCCCCGGTGGCCTCGGTGGAGGCGCGGTCCCAGTACCGCACGTCCACGCCCGGGGGCGCCGCGTCGACGATCTGGAACCACTCCCGCTTGAACATGGTGCCGGCGGTCTCGCGGACGTTCCAGTTGCCTCCCAGCATCCGGAGCCGGTCCACGTAGGGGAGCATCTTGAGCTTCGAGATGTAGGCGGGGTCGCCCTGCAGCAGGATCGGGTTGTCGAAGACGGTCGACGGGAAGAACGCGAACGAGAGCGGCTCGCTCTCCGGCCCGCAGAGGTCCACGACCTGGGCCTTCGTGTCGCCCCAGATGATCTCCCCGCTGTCCATCCGGGCGAACCACCGCTTGACGCCGGCGCGCTCCGGTATCGCCAGGCCGCTGTCGTCGTCGATCCACCAGCGCAGGAGGTCGCGCAGGAAGGAGTCGGGGTCGGGGTTGCACGAGAACCGGATCCGGTTGTGGGCCGCGCAGAGGGAGCGGTTGCACGCGAACATGTCCCAGAACTGCTTGCCCTCGAAGCCTTCGAGCTGGTCGAAGCCGATCCACGGGATCTGTCCCCCGAGCCACTTGTTCGTGTCCCACGGGTGCTGGAGGTGGGCGAAGCGGATCGTGGCGCCGCTGGGGAAGCGCCACTCCATGTCCGACTCGCGCGGCTCCCCGCCGAGCGCGGGGTAGAACGGGACCCAGTGCTTGCCGGTGCGGTCCTTGATGCGCCGCGAGGAGTCCCACAGGCCGCCCTCCTGCATGATCTCGGGGTAGGTCCGCCGGAACATGACGGCCGTGAAGTCTTCGCGGTGGACGTCGTAGAGGGGGTCTTCGAGCAGGCCGATGGTCTTCCCGCCGCCGCGGGCGCCGCCGCACCCCGCCACGTCGGCGCTGGATCGCACGAAGGCCATCTGCGGGCCTTCCTGCGGGCAGACGATCAGCTTCTCGCGCTCGACCTGCGATGTCCTGGCCACCGTCGCGCGGTCACCCGGTCGTCTTCGGGCGGCCGTTTCCTCCGTTGCTTCCCGGAGAGCTTCCCTTCCCGTCGAGTATCGCCACCCGGGCGCTCTCGGCGGCGTCGGTGATCGCGGAGTCATCCTTCGGCGGCAGCATGATCAGCACCTGCCCGAGCGGGCTCAGCGCGACGCCGTCCTTGCCCTGGAGCTCCACGACGCGGCGGCCCCATCGCTGCGGGCGCCGGCGCTCCAGGTACCAGGCGGCGGCGGTCCACTCGCGGACGGGCCGGCGCTCGGTCTTCGTCTCGGTGACGGTGTTGGCGCCGGTGCCCTTCGTCGTGACGGTGACGACCTCGACGAACATCCCGCGGCCGAACTCCTGCACGGTGGCGAGGGCTCGCATCTCGGCCTCGGCCTCGGCCTTTTCTATCGTCGCGGAAAACTGACGGTGTAAGGGAGACTTTCCAGCGGCCCCCTTGCGCAGCCAGTCGCGGAGGGTGTCGGGGTTGATGCCGGCCTGGGCCGCCGCGGTCTCGATGTAGGCTCCGGAGGCCATGCCGACGCGGATGCGCTCGATCAGCTCAGGGGTGAGCTTGGTGGGCCTACCGCCTGGGTGCTTCCTCACGACCGGCGGTCGCGGCAGGTGGACCGTCCCGTCGTTCTTGTCGACCGCCACGGCGTCAGCCCCCCAGCTTGGCTAAGGACAGGAACTCCGCCCGGACCTCGGGTAGTCGGAAGGCGCCCAGCAGGGCCGAGGAGGTCATGGTGCAGTCGCTCCGGGCTCCTCGCATCATCGTGCACAGGTGCTCGCCGCTGGCGACGACGCCGACGTCCTCCGTCTCGCACGCGAGCTTCAGGCCGTGGGCGACCTGCGTGACGACGCGCTCCTGGATCTGGAGGCCCGAGGCGACGGCTCGGCACAGGCGCGGGATCTTGGACAGGCCGACGATCCTGTCCTTGCAGATGTAGCCGACGGCCATCCGGCAGCGGAACGGCAGGAGGTGGTGCTCGCACAGTGACCAGACCGTGATGCCGGAGACCACGATCATCTGGTCGGCCTGCACCGTCTCGAAGGTGGTGAGGGTGTGCTCGGCCTCCTGGTTCATGAACTCGGCCCAGAAGCGGGCGACGCGGGCCGGCGTCTGCACCAGGCCTTCCCGTTCCGGGTTCTCTCCTATGGCGAGGAGGATCTCGCGCACAGCCTCCTCAATCCTGATCGTATCGACGGGCTTGCTCATCGTTGCTCTCTCCACGTCTTTCCGCGAACTGCGTCTGAGATGGTCTGGCGATGGACCCCGAACATCTCAGCCAACATTGTGAGAGTACACCCTTCACGTCGGAGTCTCACCATGTCGCGTATCTTTTCCTGCGTCAGCTTCGCCTTGTAGTGCTCCTCACCTCGACGAACGACCTCCAACGCCGAGACTGCGATCGAGCTTGATCTCCAAGACGAGACGATGAACAAGCACCTGTTTTCTGCGAAGTTGGATCTTGGGATAGCCCTGTCCGGTCTTTCCTTTCGTCCACGTCCAGCATCCGGTTTCATTGACAACCGTTGTGGATCTGATATCCGACAGGTTGAGAATCTCTCTCTTCATCGCTGTCTTTCGCGCCCATACAGCAAGGATTGCAGTGCGGGGATTACACAAGCGTCGTACCACTTCCGCCTAAGAACCTCCTCGTTCAACCACCGGGTCTTGTTGAGGATGACCTGGATCTTGTCGATCTCGAACGTCACCGGCTGGAGGTAGAGCGGGTGCCCCGCCGGGTTCCGCAGCGTGCCGGCGTACTCCAGGTCGGCCTCGTTGAGCACCGGGATCTTCACGGCGAAGTACGTGCTAGCCCGCTTGAGCAGGACCTTCTCCATGAACCAGAGGAAGGCGTCCTTGGGGAGCGAGCAGCCGGACGAGGGCGGCTTCGGCGAGACGACCAAGACATCCACGTCGTCAAGCCACGAAACCCATCGAGTCCCCTGCGTCTCGCACGCGACGACGTGGCCTAGTTCTTGGAGCTCGTGGACGACTTCGGAGAGCTCTTCGTAGAGGCAGGGGTTGCCGCCCGAGAGCGTGACCAGGAACGGAGGATCGGCCAGGGTACGAACCTTGGCGACGATCTGGTCCGGCTCCATGAGGCTCCAGTCCGCCTTGTGCCGGGCGCTGGCGGCGAACTCGGAGTCGCACCAGGAGCAGTCGGAGTCGCAGCCGCCCACTCGCACGAAGACGGAGGGGCGGCCGGCGACCGGTCCCTCGCCCTGGACGGCGAGAAATATCTCAGTGACAGGAATCATGTCTCCTCCTTCAACCATGACCAGGTTCGTCCGGTTAGGATTCGAACCGAGCCGAGGTCTTCTCAGTCTCCTTGACCGTCATAGACTTCAGGCGCCCGTGGTGCGGGATCTTGAACGTCTGCTGCATTTCCCAGAAGACGGTCCACAGGAACGCCGCGATGTACTCCGCCGTCGGCTGCTCAGGTCCTCCTTCAGCGACCATAGCGTCGTTCAGGTGACGGTGGTCGAGATGCTCATCGATCCACTGCTTGAACGGATCGAGAGCCCGATAGTCCACGACCATTCCGTTTCCGTCGAGCTTGTCGGCCTCCAGCTCCACGATGACGGAGTACGAGTGCCCGTGCATCCGCCCGCACGGATGGCCTTCCGGCAGGCCGTTGAGCACGTGCGACGCGCTGAAATCGAACCGCTTGCAGATCGTGTAGGGCATCAATCCTCCTTGGGTAAGCAGGTTAGGAACTCCACGACCGAGTCGGCGAACCGATAGGTCCACTTCGGAAGAACGACAGCGCCGTCCTGCATTCGCTCTCGGACTCGATTCTCACCGCGGAGCAGATCGGACGGTCGATACAGGTACTCGACCGGGACCATCTCGGCATAGGAGCAGCGATCCGGCGCTACGACCGAAAGGCCGAGCGCAATCGCCTCGTGCAACGAATAGCCGAACGTCTCCTGGGTGGCGGACGAGTAGAAGATCCGGCAGCGGGCCAGGAAACGATAGTACGCGTCCTTCGATTCGTGCCGCACGACCTCGACGAAGTCGGGGACCTTCCATTCCCGCGCGTTGCTGGTGGAGACGACGAACCGCCATCCGGCAGCCCGCTCGGCTTCCATGCGCCGCGCCAGGTTGAAGAAGTCCTCAGGGTGTTTTTCCGGCGCGTCTCGGTGCGGGAAGACGACGATCTTTTCGCGCTGATCGGGCGGAACCGCGTAGGCTCGGACCTCCCCAGGATCCCACGCAAGCCCAAGCGGGTAGATGTCGCACGCTTTCGGAACCGCCCGCTTGATCAAACTCGCGTGGAAACGAGAACCCACGCAGATCGCATCGAGCACGCTTTCGAGGAGGAAGCGTTCGTACGCGGCCCCCCACGGTTTCAGCTCCCGGGCCAGCAGATCCTCGGGATCGAAGCAGCCTGCGTAGTGCCAGCCGGCGATGGTCATCTTCTTGCCCTGGAGATCGGCGAGGTACCGAAGCGCCTCGAGGCCCGGCATCCAGACGTCGCCAAGGAGGACGAGGTCGCCGCTCTCGAACTCGTCGAAGCGCCGCGCCATCTCGGCGAGTTGATCCGACTTCCAGGCAATGGTGCCTTGCACGTCAAGCCACTGGCCGGAAGAGATGCCGACCGGGCGACGCTCGGGCAGGATCGTGATGATCTTCTCCTCCGGCCAGCCTGCCTTCTTGGCGCCGGCCAGGACCCAGCGGAGCATCTGCTCCGAGTAGCGTTCGTGCATCGGCTCGATCGGTAGAAACCAGAGCTTCATTGGTGTTGGATCTCCTCTCCGCGAAACATATTCACCTGAACGTGCGGCTGGCTTCGCAGGTTGACCAGCTTGCCCTCCTCGCAGTTGCGGCACATGGCCGGCTTCTCGGTGCTCTTCATGGCCGCTCGGAAGGCGCGGTACTTCTCGCCGTTCCAGATCTCCAGCGGGTGCGTCTCGAAGACGTTGCCCATGACGTTCTCGCCGTCCCAATCGCGATCACACGGCACCACGTCTCCGTTGACGTGGACGGTAAATCCGTAGAACGGCTCTCGGCAGAGGTCGTGCGGTCCCATGCCACCCTTTTCCGCGATGGTGCCGCGGAAGCTGTCGAGAAACTTGTAGCGCAGTTCGTCGGGCCGCAGCCCTCCGGTCCACGCGACCAGCTCGCCCATCGTGTACTCGGGCTTGCCGTCGACCATGATCGTCTGCGCCACGCAGTACGGACGATTCGGGTGGGAGAGGATCACGCGCACGCGCTCGCGCAAGACGTCCAGAGACCCGTTGACCCGCATGGAGGCGTATCGAACGGTGTCCAGAGAATCGATGTCCATGACCAGGAACATCTCCCGTCCGGCCGCCTCGAAGACGCGGTCAATCTTCTCCTCCGTCGCCGGCAGAAGGTTGGAAGCGAGAACGACGTAGACACGGTGGCCCCAGCAGAGCGAGACGTAGGTGTGGAGGTCGTTGTGCATGAACGGCTCGCCGAAGTGAAACAGCTCCAGACTGCGGACCCACGGCATCTGTTGCAGAAGGGTGTTGAGTCGGTCGGGTGGCATGACCGCGTTGAGGTCGCGCTTGCCGGTCTTCGCCATCGAGTTCGTGCGAGGGCAGAACGTGCAGGCCAGATTGCACCGCGTCGTGGTCTCCACCTGGTAGAGCCTCGGGTGCTCGACCGTCTGAATCGTCTCGGGCGTCGCGTCTAGCTCGATCGCCATCGCCTCGTAGTCCATGCCGGCGTGTGTGAACTCAGGCAGGTTGTCGAGGATCGCCTTGACCTGTTCGTCTTTCATTCGACAGCCTCCGCGCCGTTTTCGCCGTCCTCTAGGACCGTAACTCGGACGGGGGTAAGGGCCATGCGGTTGAAAAGCACACTCCAGATCCAATTGGCCAGGTGCTCGCAGGACCACTCATGGAGTTCTGCCGGGTCTCCAAAGTGATCGATCAACCCTGCCTTGACCGCACGTCCAAGACTGATGACCTCTACGTCTCGGTCGGAGTGGTTGACGCGGACCTGGACCCCAACATGAAAGACGTGCCGATGTCGGTCCCGCAGAAAGGCGAGATTGTCCGGCGCCTCGGGCCAGTTGTGAAAGCCCTCGATCGTGAACTGAGCTACGACTGTGGTTCGCATGAATCTCCAATCATGGACACGATGGTTGCCGGCCTCTTCTCCGCCGGCAAGGCCATCAGGTATTCGGTGACGCGCTTCGCTTCGGCGAAGTCGATGAAGCCATTCCCTCGATGCGCCTTGGCGGCGGCCACGAAGTAGATCACCTGCGGAATCTTGCTGACCGCCTGAAAACAGCGATAGCCTTTCTTGAGGCAGGCGGACGCCAGAAGAGAGGAAGCCAGGACCGAGCCGAACGTCAGGGCGCTGATGCCTCCCCGCGTCATCCATTGTTCGTCGCGCCACTGGGCCGCCGTGATGCCGCTGCCGTCGATCCACGTCCGAATCCACTTCGGGAGCTTCCCTTTGGGCCTCTGGCAGACCGCGCGATAGCTGGCGCCATGAACGCCGTGGCCGGATTCATACCAGTTGATAATCGCGTTGCGCTGGCCGTACGAATGCGATGAGGAGTCCGAAGAGGTCAGCCCCACCCGCAGCATCTCGGGAAAACGAACGAAACCGAGACCGTGAAGCTCGGCGTCGGGCACGAGCGCCTTGGCGCGGCGGTAGCGGGCCGAGACCCAATCCATGTGCCCCGAGAAATTGCCGAGGGCGCCGGCCACGCAGATGCGTCGGTTGACCTTGCGGAAAGCCGGAAGGCAGTTGAAGTCCATGTCGACCGTGAACACCGGCAGAGGGTGGAGCCCGGCGGCGACCATCGTGTCCAGGTTCCTCCGCGTGCCTGCCGAGTTGCCGATCACGTCGAGTTGAATGAATCCCCACAGGCTCGTGAGCGTTTCGATGCTGCGGCAATAGGCCATGTAGGCTTGGAGGTCGATCGACTTGCCGACGCGGTGCACCGTGAAAGCGCCGCTGTCGATCAAGACTTCCGTCTTCCCGGACCCGGCAAAGAGCCGGACCAATTCCGCGAGACCGTCTGAATTCCTGATGTACGCGTAGGAGAACAGAAGCGGCGGCATCGTCAATCGAGCCATGCGTCCCCGGACCAGCCCTTCTCCTCGATCAGCGCCTGAATCGCGTCACGCAGCGGGGAGCGGACTTCCATGTTCTTGACCACGACCGTCAGCTTCTCGCGGTAGTCTTCCGAACCTCCTCCTTCCTTGTCGGCTTCGTTGTCGGCGCCCCAGCCTTCGAGAGCGAGAAGGCGCTGAAGCTCGTCGGGCGAAAAGCCCACGTCCATGAGATCGAACCCGTCGTTGGCGAGCGCCTTGAGGCAGGCAGCCAGGTCCTCATTCGCCCACTCGGCCAACTCCGCGGTGCGGTTGTCGGCGATGGCGTAGGCGAGAGCGTCCGGGCCGGCGAGCACCGTACGCACGATCCAGATCGTCTCCCACCCGATGTCCTTGGCCGCGCGTAAGGTGCCATTGCCGGCGACCACGACGTCATGCTCCGAGACCACGATGGGCTTCTGCTGGCCGAAGCGGCGCAGGCTCGCCTTGATCGTCTCGATGTTGCGCGGGCTGTGAACCCGGACGTTGGCGGGGTCCTCCGAGAGGCTGGCGATCGGCACGACCTCCGTCTTGAGCTTGGGCTCTGGCTCTCTCAACTTGATGCTCCTCCTCTAGAAGGCGTCCGTGGCCTGTCTGTCTCGTCCGACCTCGCGGCGCTCCTCGGCCTCCAGTTGTTCGATACCTCGCGACAGCCTCCCGTGCAGACCTAGGACGTAGTCGATGTCTCGATCCTTCGAAGGTCCACGCCGCATCTCCTGCTCGGTCAACGAGTCCAGAGCGGACCGGAGCGTGGCGGTCCTCGACTGTCCCGTCTCCAGGTTGCCGTTACGGAAGAGGGACCAGAAGATCCCGATCTCCGAGGCGCTACACTCCATGAACTGACTCGCCCAGGGCGTCTTAGGCATCGCGAGGCGTCGATAGCCGCCAAAGACGCACCGTGGACACGGCCGAGCGAAGCTGTACCAGCGATCTTCGAGGAGGGCCAGGTGCAGCCGAAGGCCTCCCTCGACCTTCCGGTCTCTCGTCCACGACCCGCCGCAGAAGTAGCACCTTCGAACTCCTCGGGGAGCCGAGAGGTCCTTCTCCGCGTCGGACGGGTAGCCGGCCAGGTCTGGCAGGTGAACCCGCTCCTCCCGAGCGTCGTGGAAGTCCCGAGCCTCGTAGGTCGGCACGCGGACGCCGCGCCCTCCCCCGCACTCGATCAGAAACTCGCTCGTGTCCGGTACATACTCGCTGGACGGCAGGTTGCGCTTCGGCTTAGCCACCCTTCTTGCCATTCCTTCCCACGACCCACCACTCCACCTTCTCCTCCGAGGGGAGGATGTGTCGGGCCAGGTCGTTGTAGAGCCTACCTCCGGGATTGGACCCCATGTGGAAATCCGACTCTCGACACGCGGTGATCGCGGCCTTGAGGTACGCAGGTTCATACTCGGTCAGGCGGGTGCGGATCTTCTGGCGTCTCCTTGGGGTCAGCCGGTAGAGCTGCGACGTCAGACCCATCACCGAGAGGTAGTGCTCGTAGATCCCCTCGATAGCGGACCGGGTTGGGGCGTCCTCCTCCCCCGCTCTTGCTTTCTGAGAATCTGTTTCACCCGAAACGTGCTCGGGCGCCTCGTCCGATGCACGAGATATGTCTTCTTCTCTGCTCTCTGCTCTCTGCTCTCTGCTCTCTGATGTTCCGGCTACCGTTCCCAGAACCGTTGCCTCGACTGTTTCTGGAACGGTTGCAGTAACGGTTTCCGGAAGGAGGTCGCGCCAGGGCAGTCCGCGGCGGTCCAGCTCGGGCGTCCCGCCTCGGAGGCTTTCGATTATCTCGTTCAGCAGTGGACACTTAGGCGCGTTCGCGATCCATGTCGACCAGCTCTTCGTCGCGTTCTGATTCGCCGGCCGATTGTACTTGATCGCAGAGGGAAGCCACACCAGACGGTGGGTCCAGTCTGCCTTCGCCATGCCCCTCTGCTCCAGTTCGGAGAAGCATCGCAGGAACTCGGCGACCGTCCAGCCGAGGATCTCGGCAGCAGCAGCCGGTCCGAACCGGAGGCACCCTGGGACGTTCGTGCTCTCGGAGCCCGAGAGGAGCCAGAACCAGAGGAAGCGGGCGCTCGGGGGAGCCGGAGGTAGGCTCGCGAACGAGCCGCCGTCCCACGCCTTGCGGTAGATCTTGCGGTAGAACCCCTCTTCATCCATGCCGAGACCGTTGCTCGAATCGTTGTCCGAACCGTTCCTCGGTCCGTCCTGGAATGGAGACCTCCATGCTCCTCCTCGCCAAGGTCTCGCCGATGGAGTGGACTGGGCGACGGCGGCGAGACCGCCGCCCAGTGCTCAGCGAGGTCGAACGCTAGGCCCTCTCTCGCCCTGCACAATCAGGATAATGGATCTCACCTCGCGGATCAAGCTCAAAGTTGCCATCTGTTTGATTCTCAGTCGCTTAGGACGGGCGACGGAAGATCAGGCCGCCGCGCCGGTTCAGGGTGACGCAGTAGTCAGGGTCGATGTCGTGCGTCGTGTCCAGCCGGCCCTGCCAGACCTCGGCCTCAAACCCCTCGTCGGCACAAGGAGTGCGGCCGTTTCCGTCGCCGTAGCCCTCCAGAACGTCCTCCAGCTTGTGCCGGACCACGGTCATGCTCGGCGCGTGGAAGCTGACGCCGTCCTCCGGCCTCGCGTAGTTCGATCCGGTCCAGCAGACGGTCATCCACACAGCGTTTTCCTCCTCTGCTCCGCCGCGAACCGCTCCAGCTCATCCTCGCCGAACGTTGCGATGGCGTCGTCGACGGACCGGCGCATCCATCGGACGTAGGACTCGACGGCGGGGATCTTGCTCATGCCTGCTCCTCTCTCCACGTCTGGAGGTTCGGAAGCCACTCCTTCGTCGGCGTCGAGTCCGCGCCGTTGTGGTTCCATCGGACCATCGCCCACTGTCCTTCGAAGGACACCACGATGCCGCGTCTCTGCCAGAGCGACAGCGGGCGGAACGACACCTCGTCGCCGACCTTGATCTCGTCGTTCGTCCAGTTCTTCATGCCTCACGTCCTCTCTTGGACCCGCCGGCCTTGGTCTTCTCGCACAGTTGGCGCAGGTTCTTCGTGGCCCACGACTGCATCGCGGCAGCCTCCGAACCCGCATCGTTCCATCCGTTCCCGGTGTTCCAGGCGTCGAAGAGGCTCGGCGGAAGCGGCACGCCGATCTCCCAGACTCCGTGGGGCAGGTGCTTCGGCAGGCCGTCGTTGCCATAGGCTCCAGAGATCGTCACCCACTCGCCTCCGATCCGCGCCCGGCCCATCATGAAGTGGCCGATCTGCTTCAGCGTCACCGGGCGGAGGAAGGCTCGGAACGGCTCTCGGTCGTGGTCCGCGCAGTCGGCCAGGATCAGGAACATGCCACACGCCGTCGACTGTCCGTCTCGATCGTACGTCACCGATGGTGCAGAGATGTACATGGCCGACCCCTCCTACCATCTCTTCGTGTTGGGCGAACCCTTGAAGATGCCGCGACACCTGCGAAGCTGCTCCTCGGGCGCCAGCACGCGTTCCAGGATCAGCTCCTGCTGCCGGGTGAACGACGGTCGGCCGATCAAGGTGTCGATCCAG